TATGCTCGCTATGGTGAAGAACACAAAGAAATCTACGAAACAGAGACTTCAGAGCGTTCTTTCGAAGAAGAAACTAAATTGTCTGGCTTTACAGCTGCCCCAGTTAAAAACGAAGGCTCTGCAATCGCTTATGACAACGGTCAAGAAGCTTGGACTGCACGCTACAACCACGAGACTATTGCTCAAGGTTTCAGCTTGACAGAAGAAGCTATTGAAGACAACTTGTATGACAGCTTGGCTGCTCGCTACACTAAGGCATTGGCTCGTTCAATGGCTTACACAAAGCAAGTTAAAGCTGCTAACGTATTGAACAATGGCTTCACAGCTGGTTACACTGGTGGTGACGGTAAAACATTGTTTGCTAACGATCATCCATTGATCTCTGGCGGTACAAACAGCAACATCCCATCAACTCCAACAGACTTGAACGAAACATCATTGGAAAATGCTGTTATTCAAATCGCTGCTTGGACAGACGAACGTGGTCTTTTGATCGCTGCTAAACCTAAGAAGTTGATCGTTCCACCAGCATTGCAATTCGTTGCAACACGCTTGTTGGAAACTGAACTTCGTGTTGGTACAGCTGATAACGACATCAACGCAATCAAGAACAACGGTTCTATTCCAGAAGGTTACACAATTAACCACTTCTTGACAGACACAAACGGTTGGTACTTGACTACTGATGTTCCTAACGGCATGAAGCACTTCGTTCGTACACCATTGAGCCAATCAATGGACGGTGACTTTGACACTGGTAACGTACGTTACAAGGCTCGTGAGCGTTACAGCTTCGGCTGGTCAGACCCATTGGGTATGTTCGGTTCACAAGGCGCAGCTTAATACTTCGCTAAGTGAGATAGCCCCTCTTCGGAGGGGTTTTTTTATTTGTAAAAAATACTTGCAAAGACATGGAAAAGTAGTAACATTACTCAAACCGGGTGAACCCGCTTATTTGACTGCCCCGGCAGACGCATACAAGACAAATAAGCCGAACTTTGTATGAAGGACAATTTAAAATGGCATCTACCACATTTAGCGGCCCAGTCACATCTACTAACGGCTTTATCGGTGCAACTACTGGTAACGTAACAGGTGACGTAGCGGGCACAATCACTCTAACTAGCTATACAGTTACATCAGCAAACGCACTTGCAGCAAAAACAGCAGGTAAAGTAATCTACGTTTCTAACGGCGCAAACGGTTCAGCAGTTGTTGCTTTTGGTAACGGTTCTGCTTGGTTGCGTTGCGACACACTTGGCGCTTTGTCAGCTACCTAATTAGGAGGCTCTTATGAGCATGCAAAATGACGTAAACGTTACATCGTTATCGTCTACTGGCTCAGTGTTTAATGGTCGCGCTCGCGTCCGTGGAATGATTGTTACGCCAACCAGCAGCGCTGGTAACGTAGCTTTATCTGACGGCGCAACACAAAAGTTAATCATTGCAACAGTAGCCAATGGCGAAACATTTAACGTATTGATTCCAGACCAAGGCGTGTTGTTTAAGTCAAACGTTGTTGCGACTTTGAATAACGCCAGCGTAACGGTGTTCTATGCCTAAGAAGGGTGTATCCCTTGCGGTTGGACGTGGTGAGAAGCTTCCTGTTTCTAAGGGAGCTGGTCTCACTGCTAAAGGCCGTGCTAAATATAACGCTGCAACTGGTTCAAACCTTAAAGCTCCAGCGCCAAATCCAAAGACTAAAGCGGATGCAGGACGTAAAAAATCGTTCTGCGCTCGCATGTCTGGAATGCCTGGGCCAATGAAAGACGAAAAAGGGCGTCCTACTCGTAAGGCCGCAAGCTTGAAGAGATGGGGCTGTAAATGATAGAAGCGTCAATTCTTTGGAATACCGCACTAACAATCATCTTAGCGTTGGTTGGTTGGGGCATTAAAGCCAGAGATAAAGAAACAGAAGAGCAGAAGCAAGAGATTCAACGTATTCAGATTCTATTGAACAGAACACGTGAAGAGATTGCTAAAGAGTACGTAACTAAACAAGAGGTTCATCACGATATCAATCGCGTATTGGATCGCTTGGATAGATTAGAAATGAAGATAGATACATTTATACGGGAGCAGCAAAGTGCCATCCGTTAGTAAAAAGCAACATAACTTCATGGCAGCAGTGGCTAATAACCCAAAGTTTGCCAAAAAAGTTGGAGTTCCTCGTTCAGTTGGGGAAGAGTTTTTAACCGCCGATAAAGGCAAAAAATTTAGAGAAGGTGGAACCATGAAAGATTCTAAAGCTATGGCTAAAAAAGAGATTGCCTTTATGGAAAAGAAAGGCGCTCCAAAATCTATGATTAAGCATGAGAAAGCTGAATACGGCATGAAAAAAGGCGGTATGGCTGAGTGCAAATCAGAAGCTAAGAAAGAAGTTAAAGCCCACGAAAAGCGTATGCACGGCATGGCTAAAGGTGGTGTAACTCGTGCTGATGGCTGTGTATCTAAGGGTCACACAAAAGGCACTATGGTTAAGATGTACGGCGGCGGAAAGTGCTGATATGAAAAAATATGCTGAAGGTGGACAATTGCCACAAGAATTAGTAGACCGCATGGCTCGTGAAGAGAATGAGGCTGACCGCGAGATGATCGCTGGGCCTCTTCGTAGATTGGGTCGCCGTCTAAAAGAAAACATCATGGGCACTGAAGAACAGAACCGTGAAGCTGAAGAACGTGAGATTGAGCGTGCAAGACGCAATCCACAAGGTATGGAAGCTAAGTTCCGCAAGGCAACTGGCAAACCATTTAAAGCTGGCGGTAAAGTTTCTTCTGCTTCTAAGCGTGGCGATGGTTGCGCAATTAAAGGTAAAACCAAAGGACGATTCGTATGAGAGCAAGCCGTGGTATGGGCGCCGTAATGCCTAGCAAAATGCCGAAGGGCAAGAAAAAGCCACGGCGTGATGATACGGACTTTACGCAATACGCTGAGGGTGGAAAGGTAGGTCTATATGACAATATCCATGCAAAGCGTAAAAGAATTGCTGCGGGATCTGGAGAGAAGATGCGCAAGGCAGGAGCTAAAGGCGCACCTACTAACGCTGCTTTTATTGCGGCGGCTAAGACAGCTAAGAAAGGCTAATCATGGCAGAGAAGTGGATTCAGAAAGCCATCAAAAAACCAGGCGCATTACGCAAGGAATTAGGCGTAAAAGAAGGCAAAACAATCCCAGCTAAGAAATTAGCTGCTGCTGCCAAGAAGCCAGGTAAGGTTGGTCAAAGAGCGAGATTAGCTCAGACTTTAAAAAAATTAGGTAAATAATCATGACTACATCCGGTACATCTAACTTTGACATGAACTTCACGGAGATCGCTGAAGAGGCGTATGAACGTGCTGGTCGTGAGATGCGTACTGGTTATGATTTGCGTACTGCCAGACGCAGTATGAACCTACTGACGATTGAGTGGGCTAACCGTGGTATTAACATGTGGACTATTGAACAGGGAACTATCAACCTTGTTCAAGGTCAGAACACGTATGCTCTACCAACAGACACTATTGACTTGCTTGAGCATGTAATTCGTACTCAGCCAAATAACAGCTCAACACAGGCTGATTTAAATATTACTCGTATTAGTGTTTCTACCTATGCGACAATTCCTAATAAGTTGACACAAGCCCGTCCTATTCAGGTTTGGATTCAACGTATGTCAGGACAAACCGCATTAAGCACTCTTACATTAAATGGCACGATTACTTCAACAGCTACAACAATCACGCTTAGTTCAACAGTTGGACTGGCTACGGCTGGTTATATCCAGTTGGATAGCGAAATTATTTATTACGGCTATATTGATGGTAACGATCTTGGTAGTTGTATCCGCGGTCAAGCTAATACAACAGCAGCAGCTCACACTACAGGTGCCGCTGTATCAGTGCCTAATTTGCCGGCAGTAACTGTTTGGCCTACGCCAGACCAAGGTACAGCAGAAGAACCATACTACCAGTTCGTTTATTGGCGCATGAGACGCATTGAAGACACTGGTGGTGGCATACGTACTGCTGACATGCCATTCCGCTTCCTACCGCCTCTTGTGGCTGGTTTAGCGTATTACTTAGCTATGAAGAATCCTGAGTTAACAGACCGAGTTCAAATGTTAAAACAGGCTTATGCAGAAGAATTTGATTTAGCAGCTGGTGAAGACAGGGAGAAAGCGGCTATTCGCTTTGTTCCACGTCAGCAATTCATTGGCTCAGGTGGTGGTGGGGCGTTCTAATGGGTAACAGGTTTGCTTCTGGCAAGTATTCCATTGCGGAATGTGACCGTTGTGGTCAACGCTATAAGCTAAAACAATTGCGTGGTCTTGTAATTAAAACTAAGAATGTCAACATTCTAGTTTGCCCAGAATGCTGGGAACCAGATCAACCGCAGTTACAACTTGGTATGTACCCAGTGGATGATCCGCAAGCAGTACGTAATCCACGTCCAGACTTCAACGCATATCGCCAATCTGGTTTAAATGGTTTACGATTGCTAGACAACACTGGATTAGATGAAGACCAAACTGGTACGCCAGAAGGTGGTAGCCGAGTGATACAGTGGGGATGGGCGCCCGTAGGTGGTTCTAGAGAAGACGACTATGGGTTAACACCAAACAATTTAGCAGTGACAACTTACGTTGGTAATGTAACAATAACGGTAACTTAAAGGAGTTAAAAATGGCGTACAAAAAAGGTGCAGATGGCATCACTAAAAAGGGTAAAACCGAAGGCAAAAACCTAGGTGATTCAGGCCCAACAGTAGCGATTGAAAAAGGCCCAAAGAGCACAGGCTCTAAAGGCGGCAAACGCAACATTGACATGAAAACTATGGGTCGTGGCTTAGCTAAAGTCGCTGCTCAGAAGAGAGGCTAATATGGCTAAGAATGATTTTGCAA